CGTATCGGGGCCATCTTCTTTCGAGCGCATCCAAACGTAAGAACCGCACGCCGGGCAAGCGCTGCCTGCTCTTTTGTTTGCTTGTAAGACGCCATCAGTAGTTAATCTATCTCCAGAACTTCGTGGAAGGTGTACTTCCTGCACGTCCGGAATTATTCGTGAGGGGTTGCAAAGGCCACAATAAAGGCTTTTGCCATCTATTGAACCGGCAAGGTAGATGCCATGACAACATTTTGGAAGCGTAGGTTCAGAACTAAGCATGCGAAAGCAGCGTCCTAGGTGGGATAGAGTAGAAGCCGCCGGGCGACGAAGCTGATGACCTCTACTTTTTGCGTGGGCGGGGGTTATCGCCGCAACGCAAAACTTTAGCGTTTCTCAACGTTTCTCAACGTCACGAAGATGTGGCGCGCTAGATTGTTCGAGCGCAGCGATTCGGCGTTCGAGCAACAATACGTATTGCGTGAATGCAACTGGAACACCAATGTTTTTAGTAATATTCCAGCCACGTTTCCAGATTTCTGCATCAGGTGTTTCGGGCGTGATTGGATCGTTTGCCAATTTATCTGCTCCCTCTGGCCCTGCGAGCGATGCTTTTGAGCCACATAATCCGCCTGCCACGCTCGCTATGCGAAAGTTCATGTTTCGTTTTTGTTCGGGTGCTTTCGTCTAAAACTACGTTGCCTTCGTCGTCGATTTGATATTCAAATCGCAGGCAATTTTGTTCGTCCGAAATATCATCAGGATCGCTGCCGTAAATAAAATGTTCGTCGGCATCACAAAAATCCAAAGGCGGGTTATGTTCGCGGCATGCCTTTTCAAACGGAATATCCGGATCGTCCGGATCGTCATCGTCTGCGTTGTCAGCTCTGCGCCCTTCCGCTATAAGGCCCATCCGAATATCGTGCGCGCGGTCACTCCGTTTCCAATCCGCCTGCATTGTTGCCAGTCGGGCGCGCGTGGCTTCAACAAATGCCGCATCACTATTGTTATTTCTGGCCGTGGCACTTGTGCCGTTGTATGCTGGCGTTCCGACAATCGCACAATCCATAAGGTCAACGTCCAGCAATGTGCGTTGCCTGCCATCCGGTGACCAGCTTTGGCCGTTTTCTGCGACGATAAAGGCGAAGCTGCATTCTGTGTACAACCCCGAGCGGCATGCTTCCCAAATGTCGCAATGCGATTGAATCTTCGAATTGAGCTGGGCGCGGAATTTTAGGCCCCGGCTATCCGTCGAAAGTGTGAGCGTTGCGTTGCTGTTCCGCGCGAGAATGAAATCCTGACTGTGATTGAACGTGAATTGAACGGGGGCATTTTCGGCAAGGGAGCGTGCAAACGCGGTCGGGTCGATAGTTTCAACAAAACCACCAAGGTCTTTTGATGGCGAATTGAACAAGGCCGCATAACCTGTGATGACAAAATCAGATTCAGCACGAAATTCTCCGCTGAATGTACGGCTTTCTACTTTTGACATAATTCCTCCAGATACTTCAGCACGCCCATGCGTATCATGCACGTTGCTATTGCCTTCTCACTTCCACTCGTCAAGTCTAATGACAGTAGATGCCAACGTTCTGCTAAGTCTACTTTTGTTGGCGCTACTATTGCTGGTACTTCGAGCCATGGAATAGGTAGACTAAGCGCCCAACTCTCTAAAGCAGTAAAAGTGTATGTCTGAAGGTTCATCGCGCGTTAGCAGGTTCCTTCCTGTGCAAAGCTTGCCAATATTCAAATTGTTGTCATGCACTCTCCCACACGTAGGGCACGTATTCCGCCGTGTAGCGCGCTAGTACGTGTTCTGGGCATGTTCCAACATTGGCGGGCAGATATTTTTCGAATTCCGAAATCCTTTCTGGCGCGGCAACAAACCAATAAGTCGAAGCGCCATCACGGACTGTAATGTTTTTGCGTCCGGAAGACACAAACACGCCATTGCTCCATCCGGCTTTTTCTGGCGGAGGCACGGGTTTTTCGTACTTCGCGAAAATATCGGGAAGTCCTTCGAGCAGCAAAATTGCCAATGTATTATCTACGTCGTATAAGGTGCGATTTGTACGTTTAACGGTGATGTGCATCTGAGTCTCTCCAAGCCACAAGTGCGGCTCCTGATAACGTTTGAGTACGTCCTATATTCTCTGAAGCGTGTTACGGGGGTTACACTTAGGCTTTCCGCTAAACGGAAATAGGACAGAGTTACACAGGTAGGAACACACGGCAGGCATACTTAGCCAAAGCTTGGCAACTTGTAGCGCGTGGGAACGAAGTCTACGCCGGGCCGCCAACTTGGGGTACCTTCGCCGGTTGGATGGCAGTGTTCGCAAAGGCAGACTACATTCTGTGTGTCGAGAAATTTGCTGACATCTACGCGCGGGCTTACGAGGTGATGCACTAACACTGCCGGATTGTGGCACTGCCCTTGTCCGAAGCGTAACAACCTCTGGCATATTGGGTTCTGCCTTATTACGGCTTGTCGAAACCGCTCCCAGCGCACGGTTCCGTACAATTTGCGAGTTGCAGTCTCGCGGCTATGCTCGCGTTGTGCTTCGATGGCCTCACGTTGTAAACGTTCGCCTTCCTCCTGATGTGCAGGACACCATCGGGAACCTCGGGCCGTTGGTTGCCTGCACCCCGCAATCGCACAAGATGTTGGGCAGCGAAACATTCGTTATCTGCGGGGCAAGTTGCCGGGGTCGCACGGTTCGTATACGGTTTCACAATCACCCGATGCGCTCCAAGTATCAACGAACGGCTGCCGCGCGGGGCCGCCTGCCAAGCGCGGTCGCACTGGAAGCTTACTCAATAACGTTTCCCATTCTTCCGGGCGTGCTTTGATTTCTCCATCGGCGTTTTTGATTCCAACAAATCGGAGTAGATCAAGCTTCACTTTGCATTGCGGGCAAACGTAATCACGATGCCATTCATAGGCTGAGATGAGCTGGCGTTCAACGCCACAATTGCAAACGAATGAAAAGCCAACGCACGAGCCCGCTTGGTTGTATAGGCGATACCATGAATTAGGGAGAATGTTCTTGGCGTTGCTGGAATCATAAAGTTGCTTCAAGGCATCGCGCTCGCCTAATGCCTGCCGAGTTCCGGGGCGCAAGACTTCAACAATTGCTTCTTTCAAGCCATCTAGTAGTGACATACTTTCCTTTCGATAATTCCGCTAAAGCGGAATTACTCATTCACAACAGAATCAGGCCACGGCGGCTATAGACACTCTCAACAACGGGGTTTGCCAGCATGCGGTGAAACGCGTTCACCGTCGCGCTAACGCCATCTATCTTTTCATTCGGTGACAATTTTTCCGGCTTTGTTCCGCCGTGTTTTTCGTCTTCCGCCAGTACAACGTTTCCGGCATGCCATGCAAGGCAAGGGTTGCCGAGTGTAACCAGCTCTTGACGGTGAATTGCCGCAAGAAACTCACGGGCAGGCGCAGTTAGTTCTTTATTCGTCTGCGGAACAGCCGTGCACTTTACTGCGCCCGAAGCGTCCAAATCAGCGCAGAGCACTTGCGCGCCCCAAATATCAAAACCGACTTCGCGAATTTGAAACTGCGAGGCCATGTTCAAAATGAACTTACGGATGTCGCGTGGATCAGTTAGATCACCCGCTCCAAGCTGTATCCATCCTTCGCGCGACCACAGACTGAGTGGAACTTGCCATGCTTTTTCTTTTTCTAGCAAGCCAAGCTCAGGCATGAAAAATTGGCAAACAACAATCTTCTTATCAATCGGGTCTTGTCCTTCCGCGAATCGTGCGCGCGGCCACAGCATCACAAAAGCGGACATATCGCTTGTGAGGCCCACGTCAAGGCCGCCAAAGCATGGCACATCTTGATTTAGTTTCAAGAATCGTATAGTCGCGGCCCACGGCGATAGCGTTTCACCAAACAAATCAAGGCCGTCACACGCGGCCCACTTTGCCGCTGGAATGCTGCCTTGACGCTGCAACGTCTTTTCCGGCCATACATTGCAGTGATATTGGAGCCAAGAATTTAACCCGCTAGCATCCTGCAGAACTTCGTCGCGGGTTTTTCGCAAGTGCTCAATTTTCAATATCGGCGTATTCAATGATGGATTCGCTTTGATCCAGCATTGTTCGTTTAGTGGGTCGTCTTCTTTGTCGATTGAAAATATAGCGACGAAGGTTTCGTCTGCCTGATAAATTCCACGCAAAATCTTTTCGCCAAGGTCAAACTTGCCGAATGCAAAACAATGCTTGGTTGACCCCGCCGTGGTCACAGCAAACACTAACGGCTGTACGCGAGAGACAACGCCTTTTGAAAGTTTGTCCCACTGATCGCGGTCACTCCAAAACGCAACTTCATCGGCAAGGATCGCGTGAGGCCGCAATCCATCCATTGACTTTTCATCGGCTGAAAGTGGAGTCCACGTTGCGTCGGTTTCCTTAACTGATAGCGCCCCGGCCCAGCGTTGAACGTTAGAATTCAATTCTGGATTGGCTAACACAGCGCGCTTGCCGTCACGCCAAACAAGTCTGCTTTGATCGCGCTTTGTGGCGGCGCTAAAAATATCGGGGAACTTTTCTTGGTCACAAATAAGCATCCATAATCCAACGGTAGATGCCAGCGCCGTCTTGCCGTTCTTCTTTCCGCAACTGACCCATGCTTCAGTGAAGCGCCGCGCGCCGCTCGGTTTCTTAAAGCCGAAAATTGAAACCAGAATCCACGTTTCCCACGGCAACAACGGCAACCCGCAAAACTGCTCGGAAAATTGGCAAACGTGCCTCGCCGCCGCTGGATCAAAGAACAATCCGCGCGTTGCGCCGGTTTCAAGGTCAGAAAGGAATCGCTGCGCGGCGCGGCGCAAAAGTTCGCCGGCCAGAATTTTTCCTCCTATTACTTCGAGGCAATACCGGCGCGCTACTTCGGCAGGATCATCGGCAGGCCACTGGTACTCCGCGTTGTTGGCATCGAGACAAACGGTTGCACTGGGCCGCATTCGTGCGGGGTACGACTGGCGTTCGGCGCGAACCTCTGTCAAGAAATCTGCCAACGTAGGGGCCGCCGATTCTGCTTCAGATGCCTTGGCAGCCGGGGGCTGTGCAACATCCTCGGGAAACGGCTGACGTTCGCGCCAGGTGGCCGCGATAATGTCTTTCATTAGTTGATCGTTGCCAACCAGCTCCGCTTCAACCAGCCGCATCAAGGCTTCGCCATCAGTGCGCGCCAATAGTCGCCGCTGCAGAAGCTGCCCAGCGCGTTTGTTCCACAAGTTTCGCGTGGTGCGGTCAAGACTTTGAGGGCGGGGCGGCAAGCCAAACGTAAATGCTGGGGTTTCCAACTCAGCCCGGCGCTTGCGTTCGGCGGCTGTCATGTGGCGGAGGCTATCGCTGGCTTCCAACTCGGCTAGAGTTTTCTTGCGGCTCATAATTGCTTTTTCAGGCTCAATTTCGGTTCCTATTCAACAGCCATCAAATGCCCCGAATGTCGGATAAATGATTTACTTTCTCGCTTTTAGTCGGTTGCAGTCGGGTGAAAGTCGGCTTCAGTCGTGTTAAATTCGGCTATAAGAAACCGGGAAAAACTTTTTCGCGGCAATTCCAACACAGCGAGTCTGCGCGCGAAGGGGCGCGCTAGGTACCCAGGAAGTCATTGATTTCAAAAGACTTACCCCCATGCCCTGTTATCGCCTTTATTATCTATGACTTACAGCGGCTCATCCAACAAACGCTTCAACGCATCGCGAAACTGCTTCGCTGTGTCGTTGTGCTTCGTCGCGGCAACATCGGCGGCTTCGATAGGCCCGGCCTCTGCAGGTTTCACGTACACTCTTTGAAATCCATTTCTCTTTGCTGCCGCAAGCTTTGCAGCGCTGCGGGAACGACCACCTTTTCGGCCAGCACTAACAGGATCACTTGACATAGAAATCCTCCTTGACTAGTGATTGCTGCTTCCTGCTTCTCAGTCGCGTGTTACGAGGTAGTTTTAGCGAGTGCAGATTCCGTCTGCTGTGTGATGGGTCTATAAGCCTGCTCTGCCTTATCTCTGCCCTTGCCTCTGGCGAAACTTCGCGTTTGCAGGCTTGCCAGCGCGTCGGTGATATCCGGGTGATAGTCTGATACCAGTCAAGGTGTGTTGCTTTGTCCTGCCTTGCCCCCTGCATTACCGTCTGCGGTTGCTGCGGATCGTCAAACCATAGGATACCGTCTGCCAGCACATCGGCAGGCAATGCCATAGTTGCGTGAATCGGGTTGTATGCATGGCTATTCATCAGCGCCGAAAAACGAAAGATAAACCGGCCGTCTCGGGTACAGAGGTTCGAGGCGAACAAGCCTGTGTTGTGCGCCGCAGTCCCAATTCGAACAATCTTGGCTTCGTTCTAATATGGCGAGCATTCGGAATCCGTACAATCGGACGGTACTTGTCACCGGACATGCCCGCGCATACGGGCCGTCGCCAATGATTGCGTATTGCGGCCAACGTTGCCGCGCTGCTCTGACATAGGGGCTTGCTTCAGTTTTGTTTTGCTCTGCCATTTCTCATCTTTCCTAATCTTGCTTTTTCCGTTTAGCGGAATTTTGCTTTTCCGTTTAACGGAAAATTTGCTTGGTCACGCATATCACGCATCACGCACTACAGAAGAAAACATCTCTCTTCTTTTCTTGTATATATAAAAACCGTAATAAAATATTGCGTGATATGCGTGATATTCAATTTCCTCGCAACCACATCCAATTCAGAGTTTCTGTGCGTGCGTGATGCGTGATATGCGTGGTTCACATTCCACTAGATACCAAGCGGCAACAACCTTCGTTTTGAATTGCTTTGTATCGCGCCGTACTTTCCGTAGCTGTTCCAGCTCTATCATTTTCTCGGCAACCCATTCGGAGGGTTTATGGTCACCGAATACCATGCGCCGGATTTCGCCTTCTGTGAGCGGCCCATCTTCCAGTTATCCTGAAGTTCGGCCAACGCCGCCTTGCTGCTCGAACAAAGGGGCTTAATTCTTTGCCTTGCTCTGCCATTTTTTTCGTCTTACCTCTACACTGTGTCAGCCGGATGTTCCGGGGATTCTTCTACGGGGTTTCTTCTACGGGGTTTCTTCCGTTTAGCGGAATTATGGTTTTCCGTTTAACGGAAACTCATTTAGAGATAATCCAAAGGATTCTTAGAGCCAGTATCTACCATCTTAGGAAACTTCCTTACACATTCATCACGTTCTCGTTGCGCTTCAGCCTCCAAACGCATG